CATCTCACCACCGATATAATCAAAGATCTTTAAAGGATCATTTGACTTACGAAGCACAAGACGAGATGCATCTCCGCCAACCTTCTCAAACAATGTAAGGTTGAACGAATACTCTGCGTCGAACCAGACGAAGATAGCCTCTGGATCCTTCTTCTGTTCGTCAGCGATAGCCATCATGGCAAGCAAGCTCTTGCCGCTTTGCTCAGGACCGTAAAGCACTGAAACCTTACCGGGTCGAAAACCACCGATAGAAGTTGCCCAGTTAAGAGAAGGGGAACGTGTTGGCGCTGGCGGAAGAGTCTTATTCTTCAGCTCCGAGGCCACCATACCAAAGTCACTTGTCATTCTGCTAAGCCACTTACTCATAAATCTCTCCTTCGTTCCATATGATATTCTACGTAATCTGCCAGTGCTCTGATAACGTCGGGGTTACTTTTGAGCAATCCTTCTGCCTTATTACAAGCGCCACAAAGTAAACCACGCACGATGTCGGTTTCATGGCAATGATCGATTGCTAAAGCTATTTTATCAGTCTGTTTACAAACAGCGCAAACACCACTTTGTCTGATAAGCAAATTTTCATAGTCTTTTTCTGTTAAGCCAAATCGCTTCAATCTAGCCTTTCTAAGTGATCTACTTAAAGACTGTGGATTTGCTTTTCTTGATTTTTTGTTAGATTCGGCAACCGCTTTAGGGTTACCCTTTCTATACTTTTTACTCTTTTCTCTACAACACAACTTGCAACGACGGTCCTTACCAAAGTCATCAAGCTCATAACATCTTTCGCATTTAGGGCACTGTTTGGTCACATGCCCTCCCACTGCGTATCGGTACCCTTGTCATACGTAATCTTCTTAAGATCATCGTGACATTGCCTAAGTTCACTCAATCTAGATTTAATAAGGACAACAAGTGCTTCTGTTTGAGCCTTATGGTCTTTTGCGTTAATGACATCTGGATCAATATTTACGTATTGTTTTTTAGCTTCAGAACTATCTTTAATGTTCTTTGTAACTAAATAGTCTGCAGCTCGTTCTAGATATGCTATAGATTCAGCATATTCTAATTTAGCTTTAGCTTGAGAATCAGCCTTAATTGCTTTTGCTAATAGGTTAGCCGCTACATCTTGACCCATAATCATGTCTTGAAGGTAAACTGGCGCCATAAGTTTATTTATGGACGCCAGTTCACTTATCTTATTTACATAATAGGCCAAACGGGTAACGTCTACCTTTTCAGGTAGGTCGCTCATTTGTCACCTTAAGAGTTTAGGATTGCGTCTGCTTGATCCATGAAGTCGTCACCAGACGAAGCCTTGGGTGCAGTTTTTGCTGCAGTCTTAGCAGGTGGGGCATCGTCAGCATCGTCATCATCGCTCAATTTGAGGGCAACCTTCGAAGCGCCAGCAGACTTAGTAGTCTGAGTTGGAGCACTCTTAGGTGCTGCTGCCTTTTCCAAAGCATGAGTTAGAGGAAGAAGCGAGGGTGTAACGCTTAGATCAGCATCTGGACAGATCTCGATAATACCGGGCATATTAGCGTCAAGAATCTGTTGAAGATCGGCGTATGTCTTGGTCTGATAGATTGCAGAGAGATCATAACCTAAGTTGTTGTAGTTCTCAACAATAGAATCTGGAAGTGGGGAACGATCGTCAACGAAGGAAACTCCGCCATTAGCGCCTTTTACCTTAGCTTGAACTTTCTTTACTTCATACTTGGTATCGCGGAACTGACCGGTGTCGTTTGAGCGCACGACATCGAACCAAACACCAGAATCGTCATCGGCACTATTAAGTGATGTAGGGTCTTGGTTGTAGTCGTTGATGTATTCGTTCATCTTAGTTTTCATGTCCTTATGAGCAGTAGACTTAAGTTCAAGAAGACCTACTTGGCCTGCCTTATCGGCCGCATTGTAGACATATACAGTCTTAGGAATGAGGTTGCCGATAAGATCTTGCAAGTCCTTAAGACGTGCACGAGTCTCTTCTGGAGAAGTTCCGGCTGCCTTCAACTCAGCAGTCATCGTCTCAGCACGAGCTTTCAACTCATACACGAATTCGGTAACTGGGCACTTCTTTTCAGAGGTCATTGAGGAAGCAAATGGACGAGAGCGACCACTCTCAGGGTCAGTAAGACCCCAGATAATCTGCCATTTTCTATAAGGATAGCCATTGCTGTTTTCGCCGAATGGTGGCAAGACGCGATAGATATTATGTCCATCTTTTACCTTGTGTCGAAGCCATTCTTTGCGGGATTTTAGGGAATCTAGATTGAGTTTGATTTTTGAATTTGTCATATTTTCTCCATAGGTTACATTAAAGGCCAGTATTGGTGTAGATATATTATACCACGTTTTACAATTCATCGCCACCTGTACCGTGATATTCTTCCAGATGGTCATCCATACAAGATGCGCAAAGGTCATCTCCACAGACATCGCATGTAATATCTGTCGGGTCGCTGCACTCGTCACATTCGTTGAAATTACTCGGCATTGGAGCCATTGCGGTCAGCCTCTTCTTTGGTGATAGCTGGCTTGCCAACAATCTTCTTTGGCTTACCAGTCATGTAAGATTCAACATCCTTCTCATCGATGAGGTCAAGGCCATTGTCGTAGAAAGGCTTAGTTGCATTAAAGTCACCTACGTAATAGATTAACTTAGTATTCATAGGTCTATTCTTGAGTTGAAAATCAAGAACCTTATCAAATACTTTAGGACACTCATTCTTGAGGAGTCGAACCAGAATGGTAGAAAGATCTTCGTTGCTGTTGAAGGTGATACCCTCATAGTTCAACAACCTAATCTTAAATACGTTCATCTCTTGATCGTACTTCTCAGCGATAGAGCTTAATACTTCTCTTAAGTGGTTGATAGCAGTACGCTTGTGTTTTGGTGCCTTCTTGATATTAGTCACGATCTGGTCCATAAAGTCAGGCTGACCGATAACCATCTCGCCCTTCTCTAGGGTTTCTGGTGCCTGTTTAACTACTACAAATTTTGCCATTGTTTTCTCCTAATAGGTTAGCAAGATTGGAAAACCCTGTTTAACCAGATATGTGTTATGATTATACTGTGAATAAATGCACAGTATGTAAGACAACTGAGACAATAAAGTGGTATATAGGTCCTAAATGTCAAAAATGCTATGGCAAAGAGTGGTACCAACTCAATAAGACATCAAAAGTTCAAAAAACACGTAAGAAACAATATTACCAACTTAACAAAGAAAAAATTATATCTTATAAAAACGAATATACGACACAAAATCCGAAAAAGGTTAAAAAGTGGAAACAAAAATGGTATCAACTAAATAAACACTGTTTAAAAAATCGTACCGAATATTTAAAAAAATATCGTTCACAGAGACGAAAAAATGACATAGTGTTTAAAATAAAAGAAAATTTACGTACTCGCACACGTAATGCTTTAACCCGTGGTACTAAAGGTGGTTCTGCTGTTCATGATTTAGGTTGCTCTATTAATAAATTAAAGATAAAATTACAACTTAAATTTCACCGTAATTCTAGAGGTAAACATGAATATATGAGTTGGAATAACTATGGAGAATGGCACATTGATCACATTAGACCACTAAGTAGTTTTGATTTAACAGATAGAAAACAATTCTTGATAGCTTGTCACTATAGCAATCTTCAACCTATGTGGGCAAAAGACAACCTGAAGAAAAGTGATCACGTTACTCAATACGCTCAATCTCCTTGATAATCAATGAAACCGGCGTTTTCCACCCGGGTTTTAAAAGTCCCCTAACATAAACGATACTATTCTTAGACCAGCCAAGTGCCGACTTCTTATCCCAATAGGTGCATTCAAGAGTTGTAAATCCGTCTGATAGGTAAACTGCTACCTTAGACCAAGGCTTGCCGCTCTTCTTAGAGACGCCCTTAGAGAAGGCAGAAGACTCATACAGTAAGATCATACCAACCTCCTTGTCGAACTCCTTCTTGACAAGGCCTTCAGCAACCTTAATCGTCGACAAGATAGGTGTATCATTCATCATAAGTGGAACACCAGCGCGACCAGTTTCTGCTAGAGCTGGCCACTTATTTTTGATGATGCTCACAATAACCTTATCTGACAAGAGATTCTTGTTGAAGGCTTGGTTGAATTCCTTCTCCATCAGGAAAATGGAAAGAGGATCAAATTGAAACACTTCTGGTTGAAGTTTGATCGGTTTGCCTCTCAATTTCTGATAGGTCTCAATGAAAGCCTTACGACGATCACTATAATCTGTTATAGATATATCCATCATATCATCTGCAGCTCTCCCTTTAATAAGATACGAGATACCGCCAGAATTAACCTTAGCATGGTCTATTCTCTTGACAAAATCTTCTAGAGTTGGAAAAGGTCCTTTCGCGCACAACTCTCTGACAACAGCTGGACCAACACCCTTGATAGCTGACAAGGGGGTTACGATAAATCTCTCCCCGTCGATTTCTCTGACCTCAAACTTATCCGTAGGATACTTGAGAGATGGTGGTCTCACAATGGGTCCTAGCTTAGAGATGTATTGGCGTACCTTAACTTCGTCGTCGATATAGACGTTAAGAACAGATGCCCACCATTCAAAGGGATGATAGTGCTTTAGATACATGGTGATATACCCCAGCTCTCCATACGCGTGCGAGTGGGATTTATTGAACGAATACCTAGAGAAGGCTTGAATCTGCTGACAGACGGTCTCGATAGCTTCGTCTGTCCATCCTCTAGACTTACACGAAGTACGAATCTTGGCGAACGTATTCATGATAACGTCGCCTTTCTTCTTAGCGATAGCAGAACGAATCAAGTCAGATTCTTCCCAAGAATACCCTGCGATCTCTACTAGGAAGCGCATAACCTCTTCTTGGTAGACGAAGACGCCATTGCTGAACTCAAGGATAGGTTGAAGGTCATCATGCAAATACTCGATTTCATACTTGCCATTACGAATATCCATGTAATACTGTGCAGCCGTTGTATCGTATAGAGGCGCATCTAGGGCACCAGGACGACATAGGGCAGTCATGGCCATAAGATCTGTGCGCTTCGTAGGGCAGAATTCTTGAATATACCCCTTGATGAGCTCTGTGTTAAACTGGAATGAAGAGTCGGTATCCTTATTGTAGAAGTCAACGTACACCGCTTCGCTTTCGGGTAACCTATAAACGAGCGGCATACCCCCTTCTTCTTCAAGATAGTTAATCTTATCTTTGACAAGAGCCACACAGTCAGAGACCGCCGTCAACGTCTTGATTCCCAAGATATCTGCCTTCACTAGGTTACACTTCTCAACCATAGAGGCATCGTACTGAGTGCAAACGATATTGCCCAATTCCTTGTCCTTCATCACCATCGTAGGAACACGATCTGCTGACAGGTCTAATGTGGAGATAACGAATGCTGAGGCATGCCTAGACCATCCGCGAATAGTGCCGATGAGCTTCTTTACCATCCTCTCGACATCAGGATATGTAGAGAAGAAGTTGGCTAGATTCTTGTTAATCTCTACCTGTCCAGGGTTATAGTTGCCTTCTTGATCTGTTCCGCCATATAGGAAGTCATACTCATCTACGCCCTGAGGTGAATCTGGGATAGAATCACAGATGAGTTTCACCTCTACATCGTTGCGATTACGACCGTAAACAGCAAACATGGCATCTTTAATAGCATTCTTGGTCTTCATCTTCTGAAAGGTAGAGATCTGGGCAAACCCAGCTCCATACTTCTTGCGAAGATAGTCCATGATTAGGGATCTAGCACGATCGCCGATGTCTGCATCGATGTCCGGAAATGAACCCGCTCTAATACGAGCATGCGACAAGAAGCGCTCGAACGGCAAGTGGGCCTTGATAGGATCAACATGAGTGATCTTAAGATAGTAGCTCAGTAGAGACCCACCGGCAGAACCGCGGGCAATACCCTGTAAGATTCCTTGAGACCTAGCAAACCTACCGATATCCTCATAGATTAGGAAGTATGGAATGAAGTTTAGCTTCTCATTCTTCATGATAACGTCTACTTCCTGCTTAAAGCGGGCTGTATAGACTGGATCGTCTTTCCAACGACCGTGCTCCTTAATGAGCTCCATCATGTAAATAAGAGTTTGTCGATCATAGTCAGGAGTCTTAGAAGAGATGTGCTCCGGGATGTTGACTTTTGGGAGGTGATAATCGAATTTAACCTTGATATCTTTTGCGCCATTTGCCACCTCAAAAGTGTTCTCGATCCAACCCCTAAATCGCTCCTCGCTAAGCCATTCGCCAAGATGCGTTTGTAATTTTCCATACATCTCCTCTGCTCTAAGCTGGTGGTACGACTCATAGAAGTACCAGCCGTTAGAGTTGCCGTTCTTTAATAGGCAATCTTGAATAATCTTGTCTTCAGGCATGATGAAGTGGGCATCGGTAACAGGAATACATTTGCCGCCGTACTTATCAACCATATCCCTTAGGAAGAGGTTGTAGTGCTTCTGTTTATTTCCATCACAAGAGCATTCGTCACCCGGAATAGGATCAAACCCACCGGTGGTCTTGTTAAAGTTGTGAGTAACATCGTTACAGTGAAACTCAATATAAAGATTGTCGCCGAACAACTCTTTATACATGACAAAGCGCTCTTCAGCAAGCTTCTTATCGCCGTCCCAGAATGCCTTGCCGATAGGGCCAGCAATACAACCAGTGCCAAACTTGATGCCAGTCTTATACTGCTTAATCTGGTCAAACGTGACACGGGCTTTCACTGATCCATAGAATGAAACTGTATCGTGATAGGCCAGCGACGACAGCTTCATCAGGTTATGATAACCCTCTATACTTGCTGCCCATGCCGTAATGTGAAAGTGACTCTTATCTTCAGCATTGAGCTTCACATACAACTCAACTGCCGGAATAAGAGTGACTGCATCTAGCGGATAATCTGTCTTGTTCTCTTTATTATATGCCTTGATGAAATCTTTGGTTTTAAGAGCATCAAACATAGATATAGCTGTACCGTGATCGGTTACAGCTAAAGCTGGTGTTCCAGTTTCTAAACACCAACCAACCCACTCCTCTGGTGAAGGCACTGCATCCAATAGGGAATACTTGCTGTGATTGTGTAATTGTGCTGGTTCAGAAAAACGAGGTTTGGACATGCACGAATTATACAAATAAAAATGGGGCACAGTTTCCCATGCCCCAATCAGTTAGTCGTACTTATATATGTTAATCTCTGCCGGTGCCAGCATCCTGCTTGATTGCGTTTTGACTCAAAGATGTTCCAAAGTTAAAAAGAAAGATTACGTTAGTACTAGCAGAAGTACTAATATCAAGTTGAAGTTTAACTTGATAGTCGTAAATTTGCTGGACAGACATCGCATCAATAATGCCAGCAAAAAAACTGCTGAGATATAAATTACGACCGTTACAGCTTCTTAAGAAGACTGCATTAGCAGTTCCAGTACCTACAATTGTAACTTTAAACTCAAGTTTACCTTGAGCAGCTGCATTTTCAAGTGCAGTCTGTAGGCTTGTTAAGTTAGAGCCAACAAAAGCAACGCCAGCTGCAAAAGCAGTATCCATCTGCTGTTGAATCCCAGTGGGACCATTAAAATACGAATCTCTTAAGCTCATGATAGCTCCTTAGTTTTAACTATTCTATCAGGAGTTAGCGCCTGAGCTAGGGTTAACATCGCCACTTTGGATCTCTTCTATCTTCTCCAAAAGGAACTGAATCTTAGCTTGTTCATATTTTATTGCTGAAGTATATGCACTATTTAAGTCATGAACGATCTGTCTAGCCTGCTCTAGCTTGCCGTCAGCAGCGCGCTCTTCCTTGATCTCCTTAACCTTCATCTCAGCCTTGACAATTAAGTCAGCAGCCACGTCCTCAGTGACGTTCTCGTGATTGTCAACGAAACTCTTACTTAGAACCTTTTTAACATCAGCCATGGAATCTCCTATTTTAGTTGATCTTTTAATCTCTGGGCTCTTTGTACTATTTCTTGTAAACCAGAAGTCTTCTTTTTAGCAATATACTTATTTAGTGTTTTCTTTAGAGTCTTAAGATTTAGGTTGGAGGCGGTTTGTTCTAGAATATCTAGCTCTTCGGTGTACTGCTTAAGAAGACGAGCTATTCTTTCACTTTGTGTCTTAGCGTCATGACACGTATCACATATACGCTGTAGATTAGCTTTACCTAAAGTGTTACACCATAAGCGGTCAATAAATGTGTCCCAATCTTGCTTACCTTCAGTAATAGAAATAACAGGATCAATGTGATCAACTACGATATGACTGCTAGATACCCACTGATTACAGACTTGGCACTGTCTTTTTACCCAGTTTTTCTTATGGCGAGTTCCGTCTTTCTTGTAGCGAGGAAACTCTTGACGAGATTCTTCTAGAACCTCTCGAACTAACGGAGAGCGAGAAAAGGCACGACGCAACGCCCCACGAATTGCTGACTCTTGATTATATGGAGGGCGTTTTTTCACCAGATGATTATACTAATGACCATTGACCGTTTTTCTCGGTCTTAAGTATCTCTACTTTTGCCTTCTTAGGTCTAGGGTTCTTTAGTTGCTGAGCCATCTTTACAGGATCTTTTCCAGAAGCAGGTGCAACGCCTGGTAGTTTTGGTGGCTTTACGGAAGTGCCGGACGAAGAAGATACAGATAGTGGTTTCATGGATGGAAGACTGAGAGCAGGCACGAGGGGATTCTCTTTGGGCTTTGCGACCCCAAGAGCTTTCTTAAGTTGTTTAATCTTGTCTATTAAGTCCTGCATTAACCTAGATCTTATCAGGATTCTAGGCTGATTTGAGAGATTCCGTTGCGCTTATTGACTGTAATAACCTTAGAAAACATAGACTTGGTCTCTGAGTCGTGATCAACCACAACTACCTGACGCTTATTAGCGAGTGTTTCTAGAAGTTCAACAATAAGTTCTCGGCCAGAAGAATCCAAATCGTTGAACGGCTCATCAAGGATGATCGGGGACATCGATATACCAAACTGACGTTCCATTACATCTATAAGGGCAAAATCAATGCATAAGGACAATGCTCTAAACTCTCCGCCAGATAAACTACCAATGGATGTATTCTTGCCGTCCATAACAAGGAGCTCAGAGAATTTAGCGGTTACGTCGCCCTTTACAGTTTCCTTGTAAGACTTCAACTCATATGTCAAGTTTGACCACAAAAGGTTTACATATTCAACGACACGCTCATTAAAGGATTCTATAACAGAATCAAGGATATAAGCCTGGGCCCCAGTAGGTGAATACATAGCCGAAATGGTTTTATAAAGCTCGATCTCCCGTAATATGGTGCCCCTATTGTTAACAATTTGTACACGTTGTTCACTTAGGTCTTTGATCTTACTCTCTAATTCTAAGTTAGTTTGTAGTTTTAAATTCAGTTGTTTCAACTCTTGTCGCTTTAAGTTAATCTTAGCTTGAAGTTCCATAGCAGCAAGCACAGATGTTTCATAGTCTTTAGACTCATCCTTCTTCTTATCGCGGAGCTTTACTTGAAGATCATTTACTTGCTGTTCTTTTATAAGTTGCTGATCGCAAAGGTCGATTTCGGCTTTGATCGTGGAAAGTTCGACCTTACAATCATCAATCCTTTTACTGTGTTGAGCTTGCGCAGCAGATTGATCAACCGATTGTCCGCATTGCGAGCATTCTGTGTCGCCTTCAAACGGCTTGATCTGGATTTGCGTCTTTCGGTACTGCGCATGTAACATCTCCCGTCTTGTTTTTACGCGTGTAAACTCAGTCTTCTTGTTCGAGATATCCTCTTCAAGCTTCTGATATTTACTTAGGTCTGGTTTTGAAACCAATTGAACTGAGGACATATTTGACATTAGGTTTGCGATGTGTTGATCGCCTAAGGCTATGCTATGCTTGATAGCAAGTTCATCAACTAATGACTCATTATAAGCATCAATCTTTGAATCAATAGAGTCCATCTTCGATTGAAGTGTAACTAACTCAGTTTCTAGCAACTTTGCCTTTCCATCAGCTATAAACTTACAAGAAGAAAACTCCTCAAGATTTAAGAGTTGTAATAAAAATTGCTTTTTATCTGAGTCATTGATGGACAAGAATCTTGTCGATGTACCCTGAGCAGCATACATCGATATGATGAATTGATTGTAGTTCAATCTCAATATTTGCTCAAAACCTTCTTGAGTGATAGTGAGAACCTCGGATTCTCTTGTGTAAGAGACGCCTTTAGGTCTGGATCGCTTAACCACAAATCTATCTCCGCCAACAGATACAGCGACCTCAACAAATCCTGTCTTAGACCCCCTTCGTAAAATTTCCGTTGCAGTAATTTTTCTAGGAAGCTTGTCGTATAGACCATAAGCGATTGCATTGAAGATTGCTGTCTTACCTGCTCCATTTGCTCTACCAACATCATGGTTCCATCCTTGAAACAACATAAGTCCAGTGTCGTCAAATTCTACAAAAGCATCTTCAATGCTTAAGATATTATTGATTTTAACAGAGAGTATCTTCATCTTGCTAATGGTTATACAGATCTATCTTTTTGATGGCGATTTGTTGATTACTAATTCCCCTTTGTCATTATAAACTAACCAACCTTCCTGTAAACATGTTTCTATTGAATAGGTTTGTATTAAACGAGGCACCTCGTGCTCCCAAAAATACTCAGTCTTGCGAGCAAGATTCTGCTGCTTCTCATCTGGTGCCGTTCTAACATTAGTGAAATCATCTACCACTTCACGAACAACTTGAGAACCGCTTCCTGGAAACTGACGCTGCATAGAACCCTTACATGTAGGACATTCTGTGACTTCTACCTTTGGTGAAGCAAAGCGTTCTACTTCTAGACCACATGCACATAAAAAACGAAATTTTGGCATATCAAAACGTCAAGCCAATGCTTGCACCAATAACACCATTTTGAAATCCAAAAATACCAACTGTAATTGGACCTAAAATAGGTTTAGTTATAGCAGCCCCAAAGATGGGGACACCAGGACTAGTTATGTTCATAGAAGCTAATGCTAAAACAGTAACTTTACTTGTACTTCTATCGATCTCTTTAGTGGTTGATTTAGTGATATCATCAGTTTTTTTATCGTCAACCTTAGTATCACGATTATCCGTAATGACGGTTTTCTTAGTCTTAGTACCATCAGGTTTTGTAACTTCAACAATAGTTGTCTTTTTATGGTCATCGACGACCACCTGTTTATTTTCAGTTTTCTTCTCAACTTCTACTGTTTTAGTTATAACCTTCTCAGGGCTACTCCATCTACCTGCAGCAAAAGCAACAAGTAGCGCTAATGAACCCGCTATTATAATTTGTTTAGTTGTCATAGTTATCCCATCCTTAACAAGTAATCTGAAGCCCTATGCAGCAAAATGGGATCATCCTTAAATCTACCCAAACCATTATTGCAACTATTACAAAGAAGTCCTCTTACCTCTTTTGTAGAGTGACTATGGTCAATGCTGAATCTTTTTACTCTAGTTCCAGGATTAGAGGAGAAACAAATCGCGCACTTGTTGTCCTGCTTTTTAAGCAATTCTTGATATTGTAATTCAGTAATGCCATAGTCTTTTCTTATTTCATTATTTCTTTTCTTAGCAATACCACAAGGTTTACATAAATAAGAATAGCCAAGAGGTCTACTTCTATCCTTATAGAAATTGGTTAATGGTTTCTTTGTCTTACAACCGCTACAATGTCTCATTCTTGACCTACAAGTCCACTGTTTGGATCCATCATATCTCTAAACGCCTGTTTACTAGCTGCTAATTGATTTTCAAGGTTAAAATCACGCGGAGTAACCACAATTCCTCCGAGTGTTATCAGCAGCGATGCCACTGAGAGAGCATTCCCTAAACTAACTCTGCAGACCTTTGCAGGTTCAATGATTCCCACTTCCTCAGGGTCCACTATGCGATGTGCATTAGCGTCAAAGATCAACTTAGGCGGAGATTGCCTATCAGTAACGTGCGGTTCTAAAGCGTTCCAGATGTCTGTGAAGTCTTCACCACAGTTAGCAAGAAGCATCTCAAACGGAGCCTTAAGTGCCTTAATCATGATGTCCCATGACTGAACACGACTAGGATGCTTAGCAATAAGATCGGATAGAACAAGATGCACTCCACAGCCACCAGGAATAATACCTTCTGCGATAGCAGAACGAACAGCCTCAACGGCATCCTCTACGCGGGCTTTCTTCTCACGGGCTTCAAGTTCAGAACCACCACCGACCCAGATAGTCGACACACCGCCTGTTAATTTACTAATAGCGGCCTTAGCAAACATGCGCTCACGATCACTAGGAGCAACTAGCATAACAGACTTAAGTTCCGCAATACGAGCCTCAATCTTCTCGTGATCAACCTCACTAGTTATAAACGTCTCGAACATGTTAATCTTAGCATTAATGAATGAGCCGAATGTATCTTCTAGATTCTCGTCCTTGATATAGTGATCTAAATTACCTGGATCTACTACATCTGCATCAGAGTAAGCCGCCATATCATATAAGAACATGGAACGCGAGTTAGCTACACCACCAAGCGGTGTCTTAACTGGAACTACCATATATCCGCCCTTTGAGTTCTCGGCAAACTTACTTAGTACAATATCTGCAAAACCGTGAGCAAAGATGACAATAGGCTTACCAAAGAGTTCAGTACCTTCAACTGCTTGTTGAATTGCGGCAGGAACCTTGAGATCGTTCATTGTGCCGTCGTATAGAAATACCAACCCATTGTCCATCTTAGCTTGCTGAGAGGAACGATCGTTGATGAATGCTAGCCCTATGGAGCCAATATCCTTAAGACCGCTTGTTACGATACATCCATCGATAGTTTCAACTCTTATACCAGAGTCATCGGCCTCTTCAATGAGTACTTGGCCATCCTCACCAGCAGCGATGACTGCATCCACAGCAGCGGCAGCGATGACCGCATCTCCATTAGCACTAATAGTAGCAACGTTGATAAGTTCATGACGCTCCTTAACAGGTTTTGAGTGCTCTTTCAAGAATGGCACGATAATACCAGAATAGAGGGTGTTCAACTCGCTCACCATCCTCTGGGGATTGTATTTTGGATTCTTCTCTAGGAAGTCTAGGCCATGCTTGGTGAGAGCGGATGCAAGAACGATAGCAGTAGTCGTGCCATCCCCCGCCTGTTTAGCCGTTCTAAGACAAATCTCTTTAGCAGATTCAATGATGATATTGGCTTCTGCATTTGCCATTCCAAGGGTCTTGGCGACAGTAACGCCATCCTTTGTGATCAAAGGAGACATACCGTCACGCTCCAAGATGACTGGTCTCCCTCCGGGTCCCAAAGTTGCGCCGACAATCTCTGCCATCTCTGTAATGGTATCACTAACGATCTTGCGGATCTTAGCTCTATCTGCAGTAATGCTCTTTGCTTTACTCTTCTCGTATATCATTATTTAACCCTCTGAGGAATTCCACCTTCTGGAATAAACATGTCTGGCCAGTTTTGCACTACATACTGAGAACCTTTCTCAGTAAGAGAAATATAAGATATAACTATAAATTCAGGTTCTGGTAAATCTATCGGCACAGTTTCTATTACACTTAGTTGTACCAAACAAACCTTTGTAAAGCCATTATCAGCAACATCATTCACAGTTGCTATAACCTTATTAATAGCGATCGGGAGTTTATCCTTAATAGCTCTACTAGCTACAAAATGAATTAAATCAGTCTTTCTAATATACATATCTACTGGATTCAGTCCTTTATACCTAGCACACGTTTTAAGTCCTAGATTTCCCAACATCGTCAAGATATATGCACTGTCCAGCGGTTCATTATATTGATGTAACAAGGAATCAGTCTTAAGTGACATTGTCTTCTTAGCTTTATCTGAGAAAGCATGCTCAAACATTGGATAGATATCTAGCTGCTGAAAAGCTGGCAGCGTTAGAGGATCTCCCTCTTCCTTACCGCTTCTTATTAGAGCGTCTATTGCCTGACTTATTGCTAGTTGCGAGGACATCTTCCATCTCCTTGTTATATTCTTTTACCACCTTCTCATACTTCTTAAGTTGCTTAGAATCTGCTTCAAAGCCAAAAAAACTATGTCCTAATTTAAGTGCAGCTCGAAGTGAACCTGTGCCACCACAGTAGGGATCAAAGATTATGGAACCTGGAAGACAGTCTGTCATACGAATTAGGAGCTCAGCAAGATCAACTGGATAAGCCTCGTCAAGTGAACCAGTTTCGATCTCCCAGGTATTACCTGGACAGGAAATCTCGTTGTCAATCTTCATATACTGACGTATAGGAAGACGATCTAATTTCCACACATCACCGTTGCAGAAATGCAAAACATACTCGTGCGAGTTGACTAAATTAGTTTCAGAGCGCTTACCTGGGAACCAAGTCTTCTTAACTACAATGTTGTCTATATGGGTAAATCCCACATCAGCCATCATTTTAGCAACCTCAAAGGGTCTCCACTTAGCTTCGATAGGGGCATAGCAGATAAGAAAAACAATCCCGTTTGGGACCATATGACTCTTAAGTTTAGCAGCGAACTCTTTAAACTTATTAGGATCAAAGCCGTCTCGCTTCCTAATAGGGATACGAGTGATACAGATCTCTACATTTTTTGCCCAAACAGCATTAGGATCTAATGCGTTCAGATTAGCAATACGAACATTGGTTCTAAAGATATTAGAAAAGTTATTAATACTCAAGGTTTGCTCCTACGACGTATTATACTAAGTTCTTATTCTTCCTCTAGAACCTTATCTAGTTGCTTAGTAAAGCGTCTGTTAAACACATCGTAGGCATCTTCCATTGAGTGGCGAAGCATGACGTGACAGTCGCAAGCAACTAGATCAAGATTTAATACTTGTACTATAATCGTCTTATCAGGAAGAACGACATTACCTAACTCCATTTGAAGTGATGGATTACTTAGAGAAGTATATAAGGTTGCTACTACAGTTTCGCTGTAGTTGTCTTTTATCTTTAGAACAAACTTAAATTTTCCAGTTGTTGATGCATGAAGCGAAAATAAAGTTGCTCCAGTTCCATGACTAGGTACTGTCAGTAGATGATCCTGACTTGCGCCAGCAGGCAACGAATATGAGGTCCAATGTTTGATCTCTACTTTGAGTAAAGTTGGATCGACTGTTATAGACATTAGGTTGCCCCCGTTGAGCCAAATCCGCCAGTGCCGCGAGAAGTGTTTTGATCTACAGACTCAACTTGTTCTATATAATATTCAGATGAATAAGGTGACATTATCAATTGTGCTAATTTCTCACCCTTCTTTACAACGATCGGATCGACACGCATCAAAGGATACCCATCTTGGTCAATAGATTGCACAATCCAGATGTTAGACATCACCACGTGAGGGATTCCTCGATATTCTTGGTCGATGACGCCAGCATAGACTAGTAATCCTTTAGCTCCAAGACCAGATTTAGAGGTGATTTCGCCCCAAGTTCCGATGGGAAGTCTAAGTCTAATATTAAGCGGATGCTTTTGAACTTGACCGGGGAAAATTGCAATATCATCTGTTGCATAGAGATCGAAACCGGCGTCAGTTCGATTAGCTTTAAACGGAAGTTTCCCTCCGTCAAGTGTCTCTACTTCGATCTTGAAGTAGTTCTCCCTAACCTTTGCTAGTACTGAGTCTTTAGTCTCATTATCCATGAATTTCTCCGTAGTCGGATTATACCGGCGGGATCCTTTAAGTTGTGGGATAAATATTTTTAGAACTGAGTGAGAAAATGCTTTCTCGCGGGTAATATAAGAGGTATCCCAACCGCTCATACCATTCTATCTATTCTTATAAAAAACTCACTTTAAAGGCATTCGCTCTTCTTCGAAGAGCGAAGTAGGGGAAAGGGAAGGTTTTATAAATTTAGGATAATAAGAGGCTGCTTACTAAAACCTGATACTATAACTCTATGAGTATCAAAGATGATTTTCAACCCTATGTTGACGGTAATAAGTTATTGTCCCCTAATCCACAACCTACAAATCCCGGTAGAGGTTCAGATAACGGTCCCATGTACACTTCAGAGTTTTTCATCATGCTCAAAAAGAATGGAATGTTAGAAGATGGAGATTGTGCGGATTACGTTTCCCGCATTAACTCATGTCTAAGCAATACCGGAATGCTTAACAGAGCACCAAATGACTCAGATCAAGAAGGTCCAGACGACTATTATGGAGTTGCTAACGGTTGTATGGAGATGGGCAATACAAACATTCCGAGAGGATTCTTAAAAGCACTTGTTAAGTATTTTGGCTTCTTGAATAACAACTCCCCCGGTACGATGACGGGGGAAGCATTTTTAACAAGACAATTTTGGCTTATAGGGTCAATCGTTGCATCTGCATTTCCGAGTCTTAAGAATCCATTACACTATCTAGTGAGACTTCTAGCATTTCCATTATTCCTCTTAACAGCGTGTACTCTATTAGTGAGTTGTATCAATGCACCAATTAGCGATGCTGACTCTAGACGCTTATCCTGGCACTTAGGAAATTGCACAAGTAAGGTCTCTTTACTATGTTGGCTTGCATTTAAGGTTTGGAAAAAACGTCTCTTTAAGGATTATCCTAATGGAATGAAAGATGTAGCGGGAATTTACTATCAGCCTCAGGGGAATAACCCTTATCAAAAGTGGTGGCGCACATGAAGCAGACTAAACCGAGGATAATAAGAAGAAGATAAAGTGTTCTAATAAATTTGATGTATGTGCAGGTGAGATTTCGAGCCTCACTGACCTTGGAGTTTTGATCTCCGCCTTATCCGATACTGTTATACGGCTTGACTAGTATAGCCTCGGTCTGTTTAGCGTCTTTATTTAGGTCATTCCCACTGGTTTTCTCGTCTATCCGAGATGCTGCACACTCGTTAATTATACTTATAGCAACATCTTGTTCCTCATTGCGCTCTCTGTATTTGGTCCAAAGGTAGCGTAAGCTGTTACCTTATTGTCAAGGTCTGGCTCGACGAATTCAACATACTCACATCCTCGAGGCCGGTAACCCCTCATGTTTCCATTAAAACATGGTTTCTCTTTTAAGAGGATTAGGTATCCGTTTCTCCACATAGAGTGCGGATTGAGGCGCAGGAACTCAGCTACAGCGTGCGCAGATTGCACGGCCTGCTGTGATGGGGTTAGGGTTTCGTTAACAACAACATATAACTTCTCTTTCGATTCTGGCTGCATGGCCTTGACGATCCAGTTTACACGATCTAAATCTAGACGTAAACCGGTATCTACTCGTTCTATATCTCGAC